TCAACTAGGAGAGCAAGGTCTCCGTGAGAAGCTGGTAGTTAATGCTTATGGTACAAAACTTCCTCAACGAAGGGTGCCAGAAGGCTACGAGAAATAAAGCTATTTACGCTGACAATCTCGTAGGTGAACGTCAAAATAAGAATACACGTTAGGTCATACGCGCTCTCACATCGGACAACGACCCCTAGGACAAAAGGATATAAGCATGGATACTGCACAACAAATGGCAACCGCTTTTGAAGCGGAAGCTAACGTCGCTCCAGTCGTAAATGTGTCGGGCGTTGACGCGCCTGCTGCTACAACAATTGGACTAGAGAGCAACTCGACTAAGGCTTCTAAGTTTTATACTGAAGAAGATCTAGCTCGTGTTCGTTCTCAGGAAAAGGACAAGCTTTACCCAGAGATCGAAAGATTGAAGGAAGCTGTCTCTTCTCTAACAAAGGAAAAAGAAGAAAAAGCAGCTCGTCAGGCAGAAGAAGCAGCAGCAGAAGCTGCAGCTCTTGAAGCCAAGCAACGTGCTAAGCTCGAAGAGGACCTTGACGCCAAGGGACTTGTAGAACTTAAAACACGTGAGTTGCAAGAGCAGTTGGAGCGTGAGCGTCAGGAACGCGAACACGCCTTCGCTCTTCTGGAGAAGGAACGTACGTTTGCAGATTTGCAGGCTTATCGCCAGCAATTGGTTGAACAAGAACGCGACGCTATCATCCCAGACCTTCTAGATCTTATTCAGGGCAATACCCGCGATGAGATCCAAGCAAGTGTTGAAGGATTGAAAGCACGTTCAGAACGAATTCTTGAATCCGCACAGTCTGCAATGCAGAATGCGCGCAAGGACATGCGAGGTGCTAGCACAAATGCACCAACAGCTGGACCTTTGGAAAGCAATATGGAATCACGTCAGTTCACGGCCGCGGACATCCAGGCCATGTCGGTAAACGAATACGCTAAATACCGAGACAAGCTAATGAGCGATCGAGCTCGTGGCAAAACTTCAGGTCTTCTCGGCTAAACACAACCCAACCCACTTATATAAGGAGTCAAAGCTAAATGGCATCAGGTATCACAGGTACCGGCAATCTCGCCGCCTCACCAACAGCCTATTCAGGCACAAATACACAGCTCACACAAGCGATTCAAACAATCTGGTCAAAAGAAATTTTGTTCCAGGCTATGCCAATCCTTCGTTTTGAGCAATTCGCAGTAAAGAAGACTGAACTAGGAGTAGCTCCTGGTCTTCAGATCAACTTCATGCGTTACAACAACCTCGGCTTCGCTTCACCTCTCGTTGAAGGTGTTCGTATGCAGACAAACGCATTGACAGCACAGCAGTTCTCAATCACAGTAACAGAGCATGGTTATGCTCTTGCTGTTTCAGAGCTTCTTCTCAATGCTTCATTCGATGACGTAATGGCTTCGGCTTCACGTCTTCTTGGTCGTAACATGGCTGTCTATCTTGATCAGCTTTCACGCGACACACTTTACTCAGCTTCTTCAACAATCTACGGTGAAGATCGCTCAAACGTCACAGCTGTTAACAGCTGGTATGCGTACGGCACAGAAGGCACATCACGTGCTTCTATGACAGGTACATACTACTTGACACCTCGCACCATCAAAGATGCTGCCGAGACACTAGCCACAAAGAACATCCCTCGCTTGGGTGAAACTTATGTAGCTTTCGTGCACCCACACCAATCACGTCGTCTACGTGACATGCCTGAGTTCATCGAAGTTACAAAGTACGCTGCTCCAGGTAACTTCATGCTCGGTGAAATCGGTCGTTTGTACGACACAGTCTTCATCGAAACAACACAGGTTCTTCACGTTCCTGGTGGTGCTGGTACTTCTTACACAACTGATACAGCTGTAGCTAACCCAGTTATCACACCTGGTGGAGGATACACAACACCTAACACCTTCACAGGTAACGGTTCATCTGATCGCTACTCAGCTATCTTCATTGGAGATAACGCATTCGGTCACGCAATCTCTCTTCCAGTCGAACTCCGCGATGGCGGTATTCTTGACTTCGGTCGTGAGCACGCACTTGCTTGGTACTCAATCTTCGGTCTTGGTCTTATTACAGATCAGAGCGTAGTAATTGCCGAAACAAATTAGCCTAAACGGTGATAAGTCTGGTACACTAAGGGTAGAGAGGTAATCTCTATCCTTAGGTATCGGAGGAACCGTGGAAGTACAGCACATAAAAACAGAGTGCCCGAAAGGGCACTCTTATACAGAAGAAAACTCTTACATAGATAAGAACGGCTATCGTCACTGCAGAACTTGTCGCTTAGAGCGAATGAGAGAACGCAGAAAAGATAACCCAAGAGTTGGACGTGGCGTTAATAACGCCTCTAAGACTGAGTGTTCTAAAGGACATCCCTATGATGAGAAAAATACAATTAAATACAAAAAGCCTAATGGCAAGTTTGCTAGGCACTGTAGGGCGTGTGCGCGCCTTAACGGTAAGGTACAGAACGTAAAGCGATATGGGATAACTGTAGAGCAGTTCGACGCATTACTTGAGATGCAGGATAGCAAATGCGCCATTTGCAAAGGAAAGTTCTGGGATGAGGTTTCATCCCCGCATATTGACCATGACCATACTTGTTGCCCGCAACAACAAAAGTCATGTGGCAAATGCATTAGAGGACTACTTTGTAGGGGCTGTAATCAACTTCTTGGCGTTGCCAAGGATGATATTGAGGTCCTAAAGGCCGCGATAAAGTACTTACGGTCAGGAACTCTGACTTTTTAACCGAGACACTAAATAGGAGAACTATCATGGCAACAAAAGCAAAGCCCACTGATGTAACAGGTCGTATGCGTGAAGAGCTAGCTAATAAGAATGCAGAAGCCTCACAAGAAGCAGCGAACAAGATGTCCATGGCAACAGCTCAAGCAAAGATTGATCTTGAGACTAATGTTATTGACGCTACAACCCCTAACCGCGCAACAGTAATTGTTGATGAGCCTATCACTGTAGGTTCACCTGAAGATGAAAGCGTAGAGATCCGTGTAGTGCAAGATCTAGAAAATATGACTCTTGGACATGGAAATAACTACAACTTCAAGGCCGGACAAAAGTACAAGGTAACTAAGCATGTAGCTCAGCACCTTAAGGAAAAGGGTTATCTAGCAGGGGTCATCTAAAATAGAACCTGTTGAAGTGGGCGCCTACGGGCGCCTTCTTCGTTTATACAGACTTTTCAAGTATTTATTGTCATCATTAGACATACCGTAGTGTAGGGAGTTTCTTGTGGCTGTTCTTTCTGACATACTCTCTAGAGTCCGTCTAGAGCTAGGCGATCTTCAAAAGAACTTCAACTACACCGCAACAGGTGATGGGCTAACTACTCGATTTGAAACTGGCATTAAGCCTATTGAGACCAATAATTTGTATGTAACAATCAACACAAACCCTATTGGGTACCCTTATGGCTACACCGTTGAAGAAGATACGGGGATTATTACCTTTGCCAATGCCCCTGCTTCCGGCTCAGCGATAGCAGTTAGCGGTCTTCAAGATCGTTATTTTCTAGACTCTGAGCTCTCTAACTTTATTACTGACGCCGTCAATCAACATACCTACAACCGCGTAGATGCTTACGGCAGCCTAGTCACACTTGCAAGTATTCCTCCTGTTGAAGAGTACCCACTAGCTATTCTTGCCACCATTGAAGCACTTTGGGCGCTTGCTACAGACTCCGCTTTTGATATTGACATAACTGCACCAGACGGCGTTCACATCCCTCGTGCGCAGCGTTATAGCCAGCTTAGCGGCATGATCCAGCAGCGCTGGGAACAATACAAAACCCTCTGCGCTCAACTTAACGTGGGCCTATGGAAGATCGAGATGGGTACGCTTATTCGCACCTCTCGTACAACTAACCGCTATGTGCCTGTATACATTGGTCAAGAGATCGATGATAGCCGAGTTCCAGAGCGCGTTTACATTACTAACAACCTTACTGGACGCAGCCCGCTGCCCTCTACTGCGCAAATTCAAGACCTTGAAATCTACCAAGGCAACAGCTTTGCTATTGAGTTTGACTTTCCGTTTGACGCCTCCCTATTTAACTGGGCTGCGCAGATCCGCACATATCCAAACGCGCCTTCACTCTATGCTAACTTCACAGTAAACATCCTGTCTCACTCATCTACTTTTAGCCGAGTCCAGCTTACCCTAGATGTAAATGATACCCAGTACCTGCCTGTTCGTGGATTCTGGGATCTACTTGCCACTGAAATCTCTAACACACAGGTTGCTGTTACTTACATTAAAGG